ACTACCATTATTAGTATCGTCACAAACTAAAATAGATTTTATAATTGCTCTAGAGTTTGATGGTACAGCATATAAAGTAGTAACTGTATTTGTTGTTAAATCTTGTTTTTGGTTCTTATATATATTTGCCATTTTATCCTAATCCAAAGAAGGTATATCTTTGAGATTCTTCTTTTAATTGTGTTAAATATGTTGAGTTTAATTGTTCTATAATATTAGTCAACGCTCTGTTAATTTGTCTTTGATTATCTTCACTATATTCTTTTTTAGGTTCAGGTAATCTTACTACTACTTTTGTCATTATCTTCTTCCATCTGGTTGTAGGTCAGCTTGGAACGTACCAAATCTCCATGCTTCACCTGTGCTTGTATTTTCTATTTTTACGTTAGCGTATCTACCTCTTGCTCTTGTATCTACTTTAGTCGTAGATGAAGTAATTGTAAAGGGACTTAAAGTAGTAGCTACAGCATCTTCTGATGGGTAGTCAGAAACCGATATTGTTACTTGATTATTACCTGTTAAAACTTTGAAGTTAGGTAAAAATCTACGCATAGCTAAAAAGTATTCTCCAATACCTTGATCTGTTTGTAAAGCAAAATTGTATGATTGTATAAAAGAAAGTAAAGCTGTTGTGCTTCCATCAGGATTAATTTGATCTGTACCTATTTCATGTTCAAAAAACACACTTTGTCCTAATCCTGTTTCACCTATAATTGCAGGAAATGTTCCTGTGTTAGAAGTATTATATGATGTTGAATAAGGTTTTGGATATACTAATGAATCAATCCAAGTTGTTCTATTAAAATTAGTATTTGTATTACTGTACCAGTTACCCATTTCACCTGGAGGTGCTTTAGCACCGTAGTTATAAATAACAGATCTATTATTAAAATCAGAACTAGAAGTTGGATACCACCAAGTTACTTCTGTAAACAAGTTATTAATTCCTGCAGCTATTTGTTGACCTTTTGTTGTATCAATATCATCATAAACATAATCTTCTACCGAACAAGGTAATGAGTTAACGGTACCATCAAAAGAAAAGAAACCATTATTACTCATCCAATATGCAACACCATCTATTTCAATAGCAGCATTCTGTCCAATTAAACCACAGTTCGTACCTACTTGTTCAAAGCCAAATGTAAAAGGTGCACCTACAAATTTCATTGTATATAAAGCATTGTCAGTCCATACCAAAATATTTTCTTTTGCAACTAACGCTCCAATAATTTTTGTACCATCTTGAAGTCTTTGTGAACCGGCTGTATTGGTTGCTTGAACTGTATATTCATTAATACTTTCATCAGCAGAAAATCTAATAAACATATCATCTTGAGTAGCAGGAGTACCAATAGTTATTTCAGTTCCAAAATGAATTAAGTGTCTTGTTGTTGGTGATATTAAAGTTGTTCTTGTAGCTGTTGGATTGTTTGTTGTTTCAAATCCAGAAGTTGTTGTAGATGCTCTAACACCTGTAGCATTAGCGCCACCAGCGTTCCATGTAAAAGTTTTACCATTTAATATTGTAGCTACTAAAACTTCACCAAAAGAGTTTAATGACCAAAGGCCTGGTTCTAATGTAACCGTTGATGCTTCAACAGCACTACCAAAACCTGCCCAATCTGTTGCGTTACTTACTGTTGTACCTGTTGCAGTAGAAGATGGAGCTGTTGTTCCATTTGTACTTCTAGTACACCCTGTTAAATCATTTACAGCTTTACCTGAATAAGTAACTAATTCTGAAGTAGAAGCGTAATTACCAGAAGAAAAATCACCAATTAAAACTGTGCCTGATGTTGGAAAAGAACTTGCATCAGTTAATGTAATCGTTGTATCAGCTGCTACAATACCACCATTTAAAGTTGTGGTTGCAGAACCTTGAACAGTACCACCATAATTTCCAATACCAAAACCATAACCATAGTTTTGTGCAGCCGGACCAACAGGTTCATAAGGTTTTAAAGTTATGCTACCACCTGTTGCAACAGTTCCTGTTGCGTTTGAACTTTGTGTAATTGTAAAAGTTGTAGGTGTTGGAACTGAAATAACTTGAAAGTTTTTATCTTCAAAGTCTGCTGCGGTATAACCTGTACCACCTGGTAAAGTTACACTATCAAATAAAACTATATCACCTTCGTTCATTCCATGTGCTGATGAAGTTGTAATAGTGCAAGTTGCTGAAGTGTCTACTGTTGCAATAGTTGCACCAGTAATATCAGCTTTTAAAGGTGTAATGTCAAAAAGTTGTCCTTCAAAATAAAGTAGTAAAAATTTATCTGTTCCTAATGCAACGTATCTGTTTCCTTCTAAATCTACGAATGCAAATTGTTTTCTTACTACGCCTACAATAGTATCAGCAAGAAGTGATTGCCAACCACCTATTTTTTCTGGTAGCCCATATCTAAATCTAGTTAAATCAGAATCAACCCATCGACCGACAGCACCAATAGAAGTGTCTTGTCTGTCTATACCTGGCGCAAATTTAATTTGTTGAAGAGCCATCTGTTAGCTCCTATGCTGTGTTTGTTTTGTAAGCCCAGCCTCTTGTTGCATCTACATATACTAATGTCAAAGCTTGACCATTTGTGTTTAAAACTAAATTAGAAGCTACTCCATTAATAGGTTCGCCATTTCTATCAAATGTTAAATTATTTGATCCAAAAGTTCCTCTTGCATCTATAACTGTAACTTCATCGCCTGTAGATGGTGAAGTGGGTAATGTGATTGTAATAGGGTTGGTTGTTGTATTTGCTAAAATTTGTGCTCCTGCAACTGTTGTATAAGGAGAATTAGAATCAGTTATAGTTACATAACCTTTTTCAATAATTCTTGTAACTGTATTTGTACCATCAGAAACACAAAGTAAACTTGCTCCTGGAGGAACAGGTTGAGATGTGCCACTAGCAGTTAATACATCTAAAGTATTATTAGCAGTGCCTCTAACTGTTTCATCACTTATAATCCAAACTCTTTCAGAGCCTGATGGCATTGTTAAAGTTCTAGCACCACCTAAAGTTCCAGATAGTTTTAAATAAAAGTTTTTACCATTTGATGTTGCACCGTCTGATAAAAGTAAAGTTACACTTGCACCAGCCATATCAATCTCTTGATAACCACTAGCGCTTTGTTCTAAAATTTGTAAATTGGTATTTGTGACCGTACCCCAAAGACCAGCTTTTTCTCCTGTTGCTACTATCTCTAATTTTAAATCTGTTGAAAATGTTGATGCCATAATTTTAACTTGGATCTATTGGTGTCCAAACCATATTTGCTCCCGGAATAATATCATTCCATGTAATTATACCTACGTCATTTGTAGCCAACGTTAATGGTGAACCATTAGGTTGTACAAGTGCCGTTCCTGTTACTGTAACATTTCCAGTCGCTAACGTCAATGGATTTGCTGTGGCTGTTGCATTTGCATCAGCTGTAACTGTAATTGTACCAATACCTAGTGTTAATGGATTAGCTGTTAAAGCTATATTAGCTTTACCTGTAATAGTTAAAGTACCAATACCTAAAGTTAATGGATTTGCTACTAAATCTTCTGTAATTGAATCTGCTATGATACCTACACTACCAATTGAAAGTGTTAATTGGTTTGCTGATATAGATACATTTACAGCGTTATCGGGTCCCGATGTAGCGAAAGGTAATGCTGATATTGCGTCAAATCCTAAACTCATAAATAATCCTTAAAAGGAGGCTGTAGGTATGGTGGAGTACAGCCCCCATCTAAAGATTATATCACTTTTTAAACCAAGCGGGAAGTCCTAAATGCGGTCTTCGATCATTTACGTTTTGAGCTGCATCTTTGGATTTTTGATCATTATAGTGTAAAAATACTTGAGCACAGTTATCACCTTGAAACTCTTCTCTCCAATGCTCTAGTTCCATACCTCTATAAACTAACATATCTCCAGGTTTTAGATTAACTAAAATACCTTTGTTATTACTTTTTACAGTAATCTTTTTACCATCAGGTATACCTACATTCTTTTTAGGTTCTAAATGTATAGGCCAAGGATCACCACCAAGATTTAATGTTGTAGATATTTCACAACTAAATCTATCTTTATGTCTATGTAGTATATCACCTGGTTTATATATTCTTGCATATGAATAAGTTGGATTTAATTTAAGTCCTGTTTTCTTTTCCATAATAGGTAAAGTTCTCATCAATAAAGTTTCCATAGCTATATCTGCATAATGAGAATATGTATTTGGAACTTGTTGATCTGACCACGTTCCCCATTCCTCTGTAAATTGAGAGATATACCTTTGATCAAATAAAGTTCTTGCAACAGTTCTTTTAAGTAAAAAGTAATTGTAAACAAATTCAGCTATTTCTTTGGGTACAGCTTCTTTGATAACTATATATTTATTTTTTTTAAAGCTCATTTAATACTCTTTTCTTTTGATATTGCTGTTTCAACAACTTTAATATTCCAATGTATAAATCTAAATGGTTCTATTCCTGCATCGACTGCAAACTCGTGAGGAACATAACCTGGAAATATAATCATCGTTCCTGGTTGTGGTTTGTAATGTATTTGATTAGTTCCCATTGTAATTTTTGATTGATTTTTTAAAGGTAACTTTGTCATTTCTGCACCAGGTCTTGGTTCGTGAAAGATAGGATAAGATGTTTTTTCACTACACTTTAAAAAATAAAATCCAGATACGTGTTGATTCCAATGTTGATGTGTAGAGTGATGACCACCACCTTTTTCACTAAACTCTTGTACCCAAAATTCTGTAAAGTGTAAGCTGTGATTTCTTAAATCAAAACCTTGCCAATCTAAAAACTCATAGGATCGTTGACCTATAAAATCTACTAACTCTTTTGCTTTAGGGTCTTGTGAAAAACTTTCACTATGTTTAGATAAACCAAATGTACCTATTTCTTTTTTCCATTTAGGTTCGTTTTTTAATTTATCTTTAAGAAGTTTATCAGCTTTCTTAATATATTTATCTGTTAGTTTAGTTGCGTTTTTAAGAAACATCGGTGCTTCTGCAATCCATACAGGTGTTTGAAAATAAAACGCAGATTTAAAATCTACGTGTCCTTTTGGTTTTGGTAATGTGCTACTACCACCTTGTTTTATATCATTCATATTATTTAAATGGATAACCTAGATTCCATATCACTAGACTATTCCTCTCTCCTTTAGTTACGGGTTTAACTCTATGCCATACAAACGAAGGAAACACAACCAAAGAGCCTTTTGGTAATATTTCAGTACACGCTCTAATGTTAGGTTTTTTATCAGGATCTAAATTCCTAAAGTCAAACTCTAACTCTCCACCTTTGTATTCTTTTGGATCTGTTAATGTTACGGTTACAGATAATTTTCTAATCTTTCCTTTTGTTGGCCCTTCTTCCATATAAGGTTTATCCCAACTATCACAGTGCCAATCATAGTATTGACCTTTTTTATAAATAGTAAATTGACAAGATTCAGAATGATCCCATTCAAAGTTCCAACCTGCATTTTGATTTGCTTGATGAATATAAGGTTGTATTTCTTTATAGATCCATCTGTCATTCATCCAAACAATATTTGAATCTCTTTTCTTTTGTAAATCTTTTACTTCTTCTTTAGTAAGAGGTTGTTTAGTTAAATCTCTATCTCTACCATAACCACCTGTAATGGCCATAATCTCTCTTTCTTTTTCTGACTTACCATACTTAACAATAAGATCACAAATCCTTGGGGGTATTGCAGATTCAAAATACCAATAGTAATTAGATATATTCATAGTTAATTGTTAAAATTATATTTAAACCAGTAGAAGTATTAGGTGAGAAAGAATATTTATTAGTAGCTGGGAATATTATAAAGTGATTGTCTTTTATAGGTATGTGCCAAGTTCTATTTTTTCTTCTGTTATCATCATATTCAATAATACATTCTGAAGAACCTTCTTTAAAATCAACCAC